GGCCAATGCTTTTTCGGCCCGCTCACGCAAGCCCGTAAAGGCCGATGTGCTGACCCTTGCATCCAGATTGTTCACGTCAGCATAAAGCGCATCTTTCTGCGTGCGCGCCTGACGATGCGCGCTCTGCACATCGTTGATAGTGTCCTGCGCCGCCTCCATCGGATGAACGTCGCCAAAGGCGCGTTCGGCGGCGTTTGTGGCCTGCGCCTGCCGCTCCGTAATCGCTTGCTCGCGCGCCTGCTGTTCACGCTCCCATTTTTGCTGCGCGGCTGCGTCTGCGGCGTCTGCGGCGGCTTGTCTGGCGGCAGCTTCCTGCGTTGCCGCACCGCTCAAGGTCTGTTCGATGCCACCACCAACAACATTTTCGGGAAGCTTCGGGCTAAACTCTCCCGCAATGTTTTCGACATGCCCCCCGATCTGCGCAGGCACGGCACGCACGGCTTCATCCAGCGGCGTTCCTGCCCATGGCACTTTTGACAGTGCAACGGCTCCGGCCCTCACAGCGGGGTTTTGGCTTGTGATGGCGCGCGGCAAATCCACGTTCATATTGGCAGCGCCAAGACGCTGTAGCGCGCTTAACGGTGGCGGCGGCAGCGGCGGCGGTGCCTCTGGCGGTCGCTCAATATCGTAGAATGGTTTTGAAACGTCTGCCGCCTTGCCAATCTCGCTGACGCCGCGCAAAGCCCGCGCGCCCAGCGCCTCGCCGCCTTGGGCCAAGGTCGCGACATCGAGCGCAACACCCACCGGATCGGTGGCAATGGTGTGCTTGATTGCTTCCTCGCTGCCGTAACGATCAACGAGACCTTTCCACGCCGCAGCCGGGACGCTCTTGATAAGGTCTGGATTGTTGTAGAGTGCCTTTGCCGTATCGAGCGCCACTGCGGGAATGGCGGCGGGGCCATACTTCGCATAAGGCAGCGCCTTGCCCACCAGTTCGGCCGCGCCTGCCGCCATGTTATAAGCGCTTGATGGAATATTTTTCACCGCCTCAAGCGGAACATCGGACCATGCCAGCGGCTTTGCCGGTTCTTGCGGTTGGCTTTCGAACGGATCGACAATTCCCTTCGCGGGGGCGTCAAACGGGTCCACGATTGCCATATCAGCCGCCGTATTTGTCCTTCCAGTATCTCGCCAGATCGCCGTCAGAGGCACCGGGATTGGCTTCGCGGGCGCGCTTCATAAAATCCGCGAGCGATGGTTTTGCCGTTGGTGCAGTCGCTGGTGCCGGTGCGGCTGGCGACGGTGAAGTTGCGCCGCCGCCCGGCTTGTAAAATGTCTTATTGCGGATGCCCTCCGCTTCGGCGTTTGCGTCACTGATTTTTTTCTGGATCATGGTTTTTGCACGATCAAAAATCTGTTGGCGCGCGGCATCTGGCTGGTTGGCCGAACCCTCCAAATCATCAAGTAATTTGACTTCGGCAACCGCAAGACGACTTCCAAATATCGACTTTGCCATTGTTGCAACATTCTGCCGCGCCGCGTTGGCAAGGTTTATCGTCTGGATTGCGCTATCCGGTGTAACCGCTTGCGGCAGATAACCCGCGACGTATTGCGCTTGTTCTAGCGCGCCCGGACGCCCCCATGCCTTCTTTGAAATCTCTTTTAAATCATCAATATTTTTTACGACCGCTAGCCCATTGTTGGCTTGATCGGTCAGATCGCTGATCTTTTTGCGCTCATCGGGATGCAAATCCTCGCTTGGCATTTTGCCCTTGTTGGCCGCAAATGCTGCGGCCTGTTCATCGGTCATCTTGAGGTCTTTGCCAGCTTGGTAATAACCCTGATATTCGCGCTGTTGCTTGCTAACGGGTGCCGCACCTGTGGGTGATGCAGGCGTAACGTCCTTAACCTCTTGGGTTTTGCTGTTGGTGCCAATGACCCTGCCGGTTTCCTGATCGAAATGGTAAGTCCAAGTACCGGGATCAAGTTTATTTTTCAGGAAGGCGACGCCAAGTTCGCGTGTCAGTGGATTGGTAATCAGTCCCGAGATTTCCTCGCTGCTTATGCCAGCCTTGGCAGCGGCCTGTCCCGAGGTCAGATTACTGACGACGCGCCCAACGGTGGACGTATCCGGCGGCTGTGCTTGCGCGGACTGCACCCAGCTAGGCAATGCGCTTGGATCATCGCCCTCTGCCTTCACGGGCGGAACGGCTGGCGCTGGTGGCTGTAATGTGCTTGGCAGGATCGGCGTTGCACTAAACGCCGATGGGGCCGCTTGCGGCGGGATCACGGGCTGTTGCGGCGGCGGTACGGCGGGCGGCACAGTGGGCGGCAATGCGGTTGGTGGTGACGCACCCGGCAGCGGCGCGGGAAATGGTGCGGCGGCCGGGGCAGTTGGTGCAGCACCGCCCTGTAGCTTGGCAAGCAGCGCTGGCAACTGCGCCTGCCACTTATCGGCTTCCTCGTAATTACCTTGCGCGCGGGCTTCCTGTGCCTTCTGAATGGCCAATTGCGCTTCGGCGCGCGCGTCGGTGACTTTATAGCGCGCATCTTCGCGGGCTTGCTCGACGCCTTTTTCTTGCAGGCTCAAACCGAGTTGCGCTAGCGCCGGATCGCCAGATGTCAAAAGGGTGCGCTGGTTGGCGATTGGATCAGTGCCAAGATTTGCCAGCGCCGCTTGCTTGCGCGCCTGTGCCTGCGCTTCCTGATAAACCTTCCCGAGATTTCCGAGCGTCGCCCATTGTGTTTGGTCAACCGTGTTGTTGATGTTGGACGATGGGATTTGCAGTTGCTGAACCGCCATCACTCGCTTCCTGTCAATAATCCAAACCGCCGCGCAAGACGCGCCGCATTGGCTTCGCGCGTGCCGGACCTGTCGGCAGATCGCTCGTAATATCGATTGACGATCCCGGCGGCTTCCTGCGGCGTCTGGGCAGCAATCAGGCGATCATAGGCCGGACGCTCGCTGCCGAGATATTCTTGGCGCATGAAGCCCTGCTGCGCTTCCGTGCTTCGATAATCGAGGCCGTGATCTGCGGCGTATTTTTGTAAGTTGGCAAAACGGTCCTCTCGCCATTGCGCGGCACCGTGCGCTGTTCCTGCATCGCCTGTCGGCCCCCATGACGGGATGCCAGAGCCGCTTTCGGCTTGCAGATTGCCAACCGCACCCGCCGCCTGCGCCTGCGACAGCCCAAGGCCGCCCTGATCGACCGGCTTGATTGCAAAGTCATACCATGACTGGACGTTCTGGCCGCCACTGGAAGGCGCATAAGGGACTGGCGCGGCACCGCCTGCCGGAAACGCGGAGGGTGTTGCACCTTGTTGCTGTCCGAGACTTGCCAGCGTCTTGTCGGGAGCGATCAGCTTGCCGAGGTTCGCCAGTGGCGAGAAATCAAACGCATTCGCGGCCGGGGCTGTGGGGGCAACGACAAGCGGCGCGACTGCCATTTAAGCCGCCGCTGTCGATGGCTTGAACAGATTTCCGATCAGCGAACTGCCGAACCCTCCGGTGCCGCCGCTCAAGCCGAGTGTCGCCAGAGACAGCCCGGCCCCGAGAAGGTTTTTCGCGCCCGCCGCCTGTCCCGCCGCCACCATATTGTTGTCGGCCATGGTGCCGGACGCGATGTTGCCCGCGATGTTGCCCTGATCGCTGCCGTACTGATAACCGAGGCTAGCCAGCCCGGTGTCGCCTGCCGCCTGTCCCGTGGCGGCTGCGCCGGTCGCCTGCAAGCCCATTCCGGCGGTCTGCTGAAGGTTTTGCAGCCAAGTATTGTATTGCTGATTTTGCAGATTTTGGGTGAACGTCCCGACATCCTCTGCGGTGTTGCCGGAATTGGTCATGTTCATCCCGGCCATCTGCCGAAGGATGGCTTGGGTGCCCGCATCAACCGCGCCCTTGTAGCCCGGCGCATTCTGGAACGCGGCTTGCGCCGCAGCGGTGCCAGCGGGACCGCCAGCCCCTTCCGCACCGAGCAACAGATTGCCCGCCTGACCGTATTGCTGTCCCAGCGTAGCGAGCGGCGTATAAGCCTGCACCGCATTGTTGAGATTGGTGACGCCCGTGCCGTAGCCGGTTTGCAGCGCGCCGGTCGCGGTGCCGCCATAGGATTGCAGCGCTTGCGCATTCTTTGCAGCCGCATCCTCTTGCGCGCCGCCGCCGAACAGCGTGTCAAAAAATCCAGCCATGTCAGTTGGCTCCGGGGAGGAATTTCTTCTGAGTGGCGTTCCAGATCAGCACTTGACCGTTGGTCAATGTTTTTGGATCGATTTCCGAAAACAGATTGGCCAACGCAGTCAACTGTTGCAGCTTTTCGTACCAAGTCGGATCGATGCCGGTCGCCACATCGATGTTGATGTTCTGCGCCGGAAGAACGATCCGCGTCATCGCAATTTGTCCGCCTGCATGTCCGCTCCCATGAACCCGAACGGCAAGCCCGCGCTTTCATCGAAACGCCAGCGCACGCCTTGCACTTCAGCTTGTCCCCAGATCGCGGAACGCGCGCGAAGGTTGGTTGTGGCTTGGCGTCCGACCGCGACCTGTCGCGGCTTCGACCATGTATTTCCGCCGTTGCGGGAAATCGAAATCCCGACCATCGCATTGGTTTCGTCGGGATCGTGGCCGAGCGCATTGCTCGCGCCCTTGGTCATGTAGAGTTCGATTTCGTTGATCCGCACCGCGCTTGGAAACGCGCCGAACGGCCCGGTCTCGATCCGCATCGCCAAGGGATTGCCAAGCTCCTTGCGCGTCAGCATCGAGATTTTGCACAGCGTCGGGCTGTCGGTGTCGCCGCACAGCCAAAGCCCGAACACCAGAATGGGCCAGTGCCCGCGCCAGTAGGTTTTCAAATAGGATTGCCGTTCATGCCACGTCTGCAACGTGGTGTCGTATTCCCAGCACCAGCTAGGCCCCTGCACCACCACAAAGCCGTGGCCGCCCGCAACATAGACGCCGACCTTGATCTTGCTCTTGTCGGGTTCGGCCTCGATCAGCCGGTCCAGTTCAGGAACGGAAATCGGCGTTGGCGTGTAGGTGGTCAGCGTCGAGACCTTGTTGTCGTCGCCAACAAAAAATATCCCCTTGCCCCAGCCGTCCTCATTGCCCGCAATCGCCATCGGGCCGGGAATGCCGCGCATGATGGTCGAGACATAGGAGAACGGGTAGCCTTGGGTGTTGATACCGCCCCAGACTTCGATGGTGTTGGCACCGGCCAGCAATAACTGCCCGTTGCCGAGCGGCAGCGGACGAAAGAGCGGGTCGGGCTTGCTTTGCGCGGTGGCGAAGTTGAGCGAGTTGATATTGGTGACGTTGACATCGGACGCGTAGGTGGTGCCAGAGCCATAGGTGAAAACAAAAAATCCCTGATGAAACACCACCCAGTTGGGCGTCCCCACCGTGGTGCCGGGATAGGCCGAGATCGTGGTCCCACCGCCCGTGATGACAAACGCGCCGATACCGGGAGACACGATGCAGATGTCCGGCGGGTTGTTCATGTTGGCGGCAAACGCACAGTCCTGCGTCCCCGGTATCGAATTGGTCAGCGGGACACCGGCACCGCCGAGCGAGGTCCACGAATAGACCGTCGAGCCGAACAACCCATAGAACGTGCCCGATACCTGAATGCCGCCCCTGTAGACACCCGAGGGTACGGTGCCGAACACGTCCAGCCCCGGTACTCGCCAGTAGGCGTAAGGCCTGCCAGCGGTCGATGAAAGCGGTTCTGGAAAGCAATTGAGCAACCGGCCGCCTGCGGCCTGTGGACTGTTGAGGCTTGGCGATGACAGCAGCGGAAACGGAACAACGGTCATTAGAAATAATTACTTCGAAGAATTTCATAGGTCGGGGTTTGCGCCACCAGATAGCGCAAGCGCGCTTCGTGCTGTTCGATGTCAGTCAGCGACGCGGGCTGATTGGAAAATTCTCCCGCCGCATAGACCGCAACCAATCGGGCGATGGTCTCAAACAGCACGTTTGGAATGCTGTCGCGATCCGGCACCAGAACGATCTTGCCGATTTCCTCCAACACATCATCGATGCAGCGATCAATCGTATCGTGCTCAACAGAGCCGAGCGCTTCGCCGGGCACATATTTGCCGAGGATCGCGGCGGCCTTGTTAATCAGTTCTTCGGCAGTGTGGGTCAGCGCCATCGAACCACTCCCAAAAAGAAAAAGGGGCCGAAGGCCCCTCTATCGCTTGGTTTCCGGCTTGTGTGCTTCCGCCGGTTTGTGATGCTCCGCCTCTTTTTCTTCCTTCTCACGCGCCTGTTTTTCGGCTTCGGTTTCGGGCTTGTGCAAGAGTGCCCCACGCTGCGGCGGGTTCGGGCCTTGCGCTTCCTTCTTGGCGTCATCTTCCTTTTTGGCGGCCTCAGTAGCGGCCTTTTCCTTGGCGGGATCGGACTTGTGTTCAACGTCCTTCGGCTCGCCCACCTTGAAGTGACGGTTGCCTTTCAGCTTGGCAAATTCGCGCTCCGTCAGTTCGACGCTTTCCTCCTTGCCGTCGAACAGCGTGTGACCGAACATCTCGACCACCTTGCTGTCGCCGGGCGGGGCCTTGTAGGTGACGCTCACCATCTTCGTCATCGTTGGCATTGGCTTACCTCCTTGGTGTTTCATGTGAAATCACACGGTGACCCCGGTGAAATAGAGTTCCAGAATGCCCGCCGTCTGTGCTGCCGTGGCAGCGGCGGTCACCGTCAACTGGATTTCCGTGTCGGTGAAGGTGCGGAAAAACATTCCGGTCGAAGCCATTGCCGGGAGTGCGCCAGCGGCAGCGCCGCTGGTTGCGGCGAGGTAGCGCGCCGAGCCGCCGCTACCGGCGTCACCGAGCGAATAGGTGAAGCTGGTGCCAAACGCGGGCACTTGTGGGCCGATCATGCCGGTTATCATAAAGCCGCCCGGCACGACAAAAAGCCCGATCACGTTGCCAAGCGTGTTCATGTCGGCAACCGAGATGTTGCACTTGCGCCCGAAGGTTTTCATGGTGCGTGCGAAGCCCTGTAGCCCTTGCATGGGCTGGCCCCAATCTTTCCGATAGACCATTCGCGTTCTCCCTTTCCGGGTGGGGATAAACGCCGGGGAGTTATTTCCCCGGCGCTAGATCAGGCCGAAGGCGGCGCAGCAACGAAGCCCGTCACCATGCCCCAATCCACCAGATCGCCAGCGGTCGCGCCCACCACCGCCTGCGGTGCCTTGGCGACCTTGCCGACGCCGTACTGGGTCTCGATGCCGAGACCCGTCACGAACTCATAGTCGCCGTCCTCCAACGTGGTCGGACGGGGCAACTGGCCCATCGCATAGGCCATCGCCGCCTGACCGCACAGGAAGAACGGTTCGACATCGACCGGGCCAGCGCCCGCGCCCTTCAACAGCAGACGCTGGGTGATTTCGGGGATGTTCTTGTAGAGAACACCGTCGAACAACAGCGCACCGCCCGTGAAGATCGGGTTGGTTTTGGTGGCGTTGCCCTCGCGTGCGCGGGCATCGCGGTTGGCCTGATACATCACAGGATCGAATTGCAGTCCCTTGAAGGCCCGATCCCCGACGAAGCAGACATACATTTCTTCGTCCAGTTCCTCGATTTCCCAAGGCGTAATTTTTGGGCGACCATTGTAGGTGCCGGGGTTCGACGGATCGACGCCGGACTGTTTCGCCAATTGCTTGGCGAGCGAGCCAACCGCCGCCGTCATCAGATCGGCGGTGGCATCCACGTTGCCGATGCCGGACGCAAAGGTACCGCCCGGCGAGTAGTTGCCGAGCGCGCTTCCGAACAGCACGCGATCATAATTGGCCGAGACCCAAGAGTTCTTTTGCGCCGTGGTCGCGGCACTCCAACGCAGGCCGTTGACGCAGTTGCCGGGCGCTTGCAGGCGGCCGGGCTGGATCGCTGCGGTCGGGATCGACAGCAGCGTGTCGGTCAGATCGTCGCGAACCACGCGACGGCCCCAGCCGCGCAACAGTTCACGCGCGGTCGAGCGGACATTGAACGAGCTTTCCTTGTTCGACGCCCGGTTGTTGGCGACCGCGTTGCGTCGCCAGTCGGCCCAGATCGGGAAGCCGTAGCTGTCGAGCGCTTCTTCATTGCCGCGCAGCGTACCGGCACCAACGCCGTCGCCGGTCATCTGGTTGACCAGCGGGACATTGATTTCCTTGCCGTCCGCCTCAAGGTCGGCAAGCCGCACGATGACGTTGGTGGAAGCTTCGCCCATGAACGGGTCGAAACGCGAGCGGCGCAGAAAATCAGAAATGACCTGACGCCGGAATTTGATGAGTTCGTTATTGACGTGATTGGAGGTAAGCATAGCCGCAAATCCCCCTTGGGGTGCGGCGCGTTATTTCAGCGCCGCTTTGCTGTGGTCGCGGCCCGGAAAAGTTGTTCGTCTGAGGGTTCTTGCAGTTCGGCTTCGCCGCCTGCCCCAACATTTCCGAGCGATGGAATTCTGGGGACTGACGAAACGGGACGCGCAACGTGCTGGGCGTCGCCCTTCGATGCTTCGATTGCCCTGCGCCGATATTCAGGGTCTTTCAGCGCTTCTTCGAGAATGCGTTGCTTGTAGCCGTTGAGGTCGCCGCCGATTTCCCGCATGGTCTGGTTGTTGAGATGCCAGCGGGTAATCACGTCATACGGATGCGGGCTATCCATCGCGCGCTGCCAGACGGCCTTTACCTCTGGATCGGCGCGATGCATTCCCTCCGTCAACGCCTGCTTGGCCGCATCGACCTTCTCGCGTCCATAGGCTGAACTGGCCATCTGTTCCGAAAAGGCTTCGGCCTGCATCCGCAACTGTGCCTGCACCTGTGCGAAATACGGTCCAACTTCGTGCTGCACGAAGCCGGACGGATTTTCGAACATGTCGGGCTTCTGCTGGGGTTGCTGCTGTTGCGGGGGTACCCGCGTCGCAGCCAGTTGCCGCATCAGATCATCCCGCTCCCGTTCCGCCCGTTGCTTTGCCTCGTTCGCCTCGCGCAAGCGCCCCGATGGGACCATTGCGTCAGGTTGTTCGGGCTTGACTTCAGGCTTCACTTCCTGCGGCGGGTCCGGCTTTTTGATTTCCGGCTGGGGCGGCAGGGGTTCGGCATTCTCGAATTTTTCAAGGGTCGTTGTCGTCGCATCGGAAAACAACGCAGCATCGTCGGGCGCT